TTTTGGGGATGTGGTCGAGGATGAGGATGGCGGGGCCTTGGCGGGTCCAGGGGCGGAGGATGTTTTGGGTGAAGTGGGCGACGCCGTTGTCGTCGTTTTGGTCGATGCCGAAGAGGGCGAGGGCTTCTCCGTAGCTGTCGAGGATGAGGAGGGTTGGGTTGTGGGTGTGGATGAGTTGGGTGATGTGGTGGTGGGCTTCGTCGGGGTTTCGGGTTTCGGGGCGGATGTAGTGGATTTGGTGGGCTTGGTGGGGTTTGGTGCCGAGTGCGGTGAGGCGTTCGGTGATGGTTTGGGGGTGATCTTCGAGGTCGATGTAGGCGATGTGGTGGCCGGTGTTGAGTTGTTGGGTGGCTGCGGTGAGGGCGATCCATGTTTTTCCGGAGGCGGATTCGCCGAAGATCATGTTGAGTCGTCCGGGGTAGAGGAGGTGGGTTCCGTCGGTGCGTTGGAGGATGGTGGGTTGGAGGGGTTCGTGGGTGCCGGTGAAGTAGGGGGTGAGGTCGATGGGGGTCCAGGTGGAGGTGGTGTCGGGGTCGTCTGGGGTGGGTTCCTGCGCTGTCTGGAGGGCTTCTGAGGGGGGTTGGGTGGGGATGTGGGGTGTGGGTGCGGGGGTGAGGTTTGGGAGGCGGAGAGAGGCTGTGAGTGCCCGGTAGTCGCCTCCGTGGTTGCGGTGGGCGGTGTAGGCGAACCGGGTGTAGTTCCCTTCGGGGAGCCACGGGATCGAGGTGGTGAAAACGTGGAGGAAGTCTTTGCCGTTGTGGCCGGTGGTTGCGCTGGTGCCTTCGTTGGGGTGTTTGCCGGGTCGGGTCCAGTGGGTGACGCCGTCGCGGTCGGTGTGGGTGGCGGTCCAGCCGTCGGCGGTGAGGAGCTGCGCCCAGGTGGTTTCGGTGTTGTATCGGTCGGCGGGTGAGTCGGTGGGTGCGAGGAAGGGGTCGCGGGTGGGGGGTGGTGCGGGGTAGGTGGCGACGGGTGGTGGGGGGTTGAGGAGGGTTTCGAGCCAGTGGGGTGCGGGGGCGATGTGGTGTTGCCAGGGTGCGCGTCCGGTGGCCCAGGTGTAGGGGCGGTGTGTGGTGGGGTGGAGGGTGGGTGGGGCGAGGACTTGTCCGCCGTCGCCGCGGAGGTCGATGCCGGGGCCGAGTTTGGTGCCGGCGTTGTTGCGGATTTGGAGGTTGGTGCGGAGGTAGATGTGTTGTCCGCCGGAGCCGGTGTTGCAGGTGACGGTGTCAGGCAGCGGGCCGTGTTTGGTGGTGAGTTGGTTGAGGGTGGTGTAGCCGTCTGCGCCGTGGGTGTCGATGTCGAGGACGATGATCCCGTTGCCGGTGGCGATGCCGATTCCGTGGTTGCGGTACAGCTGGGTGTACCAGCGGTGGATGATGTCGGGGTTGGTGGTGGCTTTGTTGGGCCAGTCGGGGATGCCGGGGTGTTTCGCGCCGGGTTTGATCGGGAGGACGCGGAGGTTGCAGTTGGCGAGTTGGAGGGCTGCGTCGAGGTGGTTGGTGGGTGCGACGGGTTCAGGCATGGTCACGGGCGGTTCTTTCTCATGAGGTTCGGGGTGATGGTGTTGTGCCATTCCTCGTGGCATTGACGGCACAATGGGTCGGTCAGATCAACCCAGGCGTCGTGGGTGTTTCTGGTTTGCATGGCTCGAGGCCACCAATGGTGCAGCTCGACGCGCTGGTGGTTGCCGCACACTCGGCATGGGTCGCTGCATCGTTCGCAACCTGATCCGGCACAGTTTCTGCATGAGTCGTTGCCGATAAGCGGGATGTTTGCGAATTGTTCGTCGCTGAACAGTTTGCGGATTGATTCGCGGGCGATTGGGTTTCCACGGTGTGTCTTGCCGCATTTGACGCAGCGCGGGACGAGAGCTTCGGAGCCGTTCCGGTTGATGAACCTAACAACCGTCGCGATCAACTCTTCCGATCCACAGCAAGGTATCGCCACCGCGATCTTTGGCATGGTCATGGTCAGATGGTGTTGTCGTTGATCGGCTTTGTTCCGTGCGCGATGGCTTGCAGGTTTGCCATTCTGACGGTGACTGCGTCGGTGAAATCATCCATCGTTTCGTAAATCTCCACGTCCATGTTGAGTAGTTCGACCAGTCGAGTCACTTTCTTCTGTCCAGAAAGTGCTTGCTCAATTTCGTCCAGTAGACGCTGCGCTTGCTTGCGGTTCATGATGGTCACACGGTGAGGTAGGCGAGGCCGTGGGTGGTGGGGATGTGTTTCCACCCGTATCCGGTGAGGGCTGCGGCGACGTTGGGGTATTTGGCGTCGTGGACGTAGATACGACCTCCGACCATGACACGTTCCCATGCGGCGAGGATGTCGCGGTTCGTGGATTCCGTGGAATGGTCGCCGTCGATGAAGGCCATGGTGAACACAACGGTGGTTGGGATGTCGTCGAGGGTGGCGATGTGGAGGACGTCGTCGGGGAAGGTTGGGGCGATCGTTTCGGCGACCCACGGGTCGGGGTCGACGGTGATCACTGTTTGTGCGCTGACTGCCATGGCGCGGGTGGAGACACCAAGGCCGGTGCCGATCTCCAGGACGATTTGTCCGCGGGCGGCTTCGGTGAGGATGTCGATTTCGTCGTCGGCGATGGAGATGCGGGGTTTGCCGGTGGTGGGTTCGCCGGGGTCGTCGGTGCGGCGGATGGAGCCGCCGTTGAGGTGTTCGATGTTCATTAGTTGTTTCTCCAGTGTTGGTTGAGGTTGCGGAACAGGTAGTCGTTGTTGATGTGTTCTTCGAGTGCGTTGAGGCGTTGGTGGAGCCTCCAGACGGACAGGTTGAGGAGGGTGACGCAGGCGAGGAGGACGATGGTCATTTGGCGTGCCAGTAGTCGTTGCCCCAGATGAGGTAGGGGTGGTATCCGAGTTTGCAGGCGGCCTGGTCGGCAGCTCGAAGGTTCAACCCTTCCCGTCTCCACCTAACCATGGTTACCCGTGTCACACCCATCCGCTCGGCGCTGGTGGCGTCGTCGATGTGGTCGATCGCGGCCAACAGGGGTCGGATGGACAGTTTGCCGGGGGCCAACTGGGATTCGGGGGCGGTGCGTTTGATCAGGTGCCGGTTTTTGCGGTACCAGCGCATGTAGTCACGGTTCGCCTGGGTGCAACCTTTACAGCGGCAACCTTCTGCGTACCTGCCATGGGACGGGGTGTGGTTGTCGGTGTTGCTGCGACGATGTTTGGTCGCCTGTGAGTATTGGCGGTTGGCTTCGGTGCAGCCGGCGCACCGGCATCCGCGGGTGTAGTTGCTACGCGAGGGGGTGTGGTTGTTCACAGGCAGCACCTTCCGGAGCAGTTGTACCGTTCGCAGGCGGGGCAGCGGTCTTCGTCCTCGTCGTCGATCTCCAGCTCGGCGCGACGCTCGGCTTCGGCGACGAATGCGTCCTCGGCCCGGTTCACGTCAGCCCACAGTTCCAGATCCGGGTCACGCATCGCGGGCCTCCTCTAAAAACTGTTGCATCAACTGCTCGGACGAGTACACCGAATACTGACCGTGCCTAGACAGTTCGTTGACGGCGAGAGCCAAAGCGGCTCGCAGGCGTTCCATCTCGTTCAGCGTGTTTGTTTTTTGAACCTCGTGGATAATGGTCTGTTCTGCTATCTGTGTCCGTAGTCGTTCTATCTCATCAGCGGCTTCGGATACCTTGTCAAGCCAAGAATGGCAGTCGCAGGCGCACTCTATTACGCGCCCCTCCATGAACGGAATTGGATTGCCGTCTTCATCGGAACATCCCCATTCTGCACAGGTGTAACACTCTGCCGGCATCCCTGCTCGCAGTCGGGTCACAATGTCGTCAGACACGGTCGGCCTCCTCCGGTCGATCGGCGAGGGCCATGGCGGCGAGGAGGGCGGCGGTGTCAGGTTCACCGTCCTTGTGGGCTTGGACGATCCGCTCGAGCAGGTCGTACAGGCGGTGCCGATCCGCTTGTAGCTCACGGATGTAGATGGCGGTTTCGCCGTACGAGTGTTGGTGTGCCTCGAAGTAGGCGGGCAACGGTTTCATGTTTTTCCCCTTTGTTGTGGTGGACGGTTACCGGTAGTTGTCAGCTAACCAGTTCATGTACGCATCTTTGACGCGACGCACCCTAGCGGGATCGTCGATGCACAATGCGGTGAAGAGTTCTTCGGCGTGGCGGGACAGTTCACGGTACTGGTCGATCAGTTCGAGTTGGTGGTGGTACATCTGCAACGCAAGCGACCCGCAGCATGGGGACATTTCTTCGGTGATGGCCATCACCTCGTTGATCTGCTGGATCGACATCACTTCTCCACGTTCTCATGTTGTTGGCATAGACGGCTCCGTAGCCGATTGCCATGAGGATGAACCCGTACTGGCGGGTTGTGACGGCGAAGATGATCCACAGGATTTCGTTGGCGAGGTTGACGAGCCATCCCCACCAGATTTTCCTGCCGGCGATCACCATGCCGGTGATTCCGAAGGTAGCCAACACCCATGAGAAGTCCACTAGCGGTTGTCGTTGTTGTTGATGTCGTCGAGTGCTAGGACGGTCGCAGCTGCGATTGCGACACAGACGGCGAACAGTCCCGTTACGACACCGACCGCAAGCGTAATGTTCGCCATTGTTCCGTCGCTGACCGCCGACGCAAACATCATGAAGTAGGAAATCAGCAAGGATTTTCCGGCGACGGCGATAACGGCTTTGTGTGTGTTGTCGTCCACGGTCAGTCGCTGTAGTGGATTTGCTGCAATGCTTCGAGGCGGAGGATTTCGGCTCGTTTCTCGACGAGGAGTTGTTCTGCGCGGTCGGCGCGGTCTTTTTCCTCGGTGAGTCGTTCCCGGAGGACGTCGAGGGTCATGGCTTGTTCTTCGAGGCGTTCCCTCAACATCATCAGTTCTTCGTTGGTGTTCATTTCTTGGACCTTTCCCGCCGCCGATCAAGTTCCTTTTCTAAGGCTTCGATGGTGGCGATGAGGATGTCTTGGTCGGCACCGTAGGCCACGGTGCGACGCAAGAAGTGTACGGCGTTGGCTATGTCTTGTGTTTTCATGTGGCCCCTCCACCCGGACTTGCACCGGGTCGCGCCCTACCTGGACAGCGTGGTTGGCGCGGACATCTTGTTGCCTGGAGGGGTCGCTGCCCCTCCCCACCCCGAAAGGAGAAAGGCGGGAAAGGGTGTGCGACTTGGGGTGACCTACAGGAGGTCGTCGGTGGTGATCGTGGACGCCGGCTTCACCTGGGCCTTGAACAGCTTCGGCGGTGCGTACCCCTTCGAGGTCGGTTCGCCGAGGCCGGTGAACTGAACCGCGACGGTTGCGCCTTCCATGGTGGTGACCCCGGCGGCGGTGGCGGCCTCACGGATCGCCTTCACCATGTTGCCGCGCACCCAGAGGGCTTCGGTGCCGTTGTCGGTTTCGAGGGTGAACACGAACACGTGCTTCGGCTTCCCGTCGGGCCACGTCTTGACGGTGCCGTTCGGGTCGCGGTCCTCGAGCCGCTTCACTTGGGTGATGACCCCTTTGGCGGTGTCGCCGGGGTTGGTGAATTTGATCGCCGGGTTGGAGGCTCCGCCTCCGGCGAGGAATTCGTCGCTCATTGGTTCTCCTGGTTGTTGTTGGTTGGGTTGTTTGCCACCAGCGTGATCGTGCCGGTTTTGGTTTCCTCCAGGTGGAGAAGGCCGGCCTCGAAGGCGTTGGCGGTGTTTTCTACGGCACGAGACTCCGTGATGGTGAATGTGCCGAAGAGCTTGCCGAGCGACGCGGCGGCGTCGTGGTCGGGGAGGGCGTGGGTGATGATGGGGCGGATGATGGTGGCGTCCTCGAATTGGGCGCAGGCGAACAGAGCGAGGATCGCGGCGACCCGCTGTTCACTGGCACGCTTCTTGAGCGACAGGCCGTAGCCGGCACCGTTCGCCTCCGCGAGGACCATGGTGACGATGTTGGTGGCGGCGGGGGTCAGGTTGCGGTGGATCTCCATCACATCCGACACGACCTCGTCGGGAACCAGTTTGGTTGTGTCGACGGGTTGGGCGGATGGGAACGCACCTTTGACCAGTTTGATTGCGTGCTGGTGGGTGGCGGCGTAGTCGGGGTCGGGGAGACCGAACGGGAGATTGTGTTCCCGTTCTACTGACTCGAGCGCGACGAGGATCAGGTTCAGCTCCCGGTGGGTGTGCTGGTGGTTGCCTTTGAAGCCGGGGACACCTTCGGGCCACAGGTGCTTCGTCATGGTGGCGGTGGCGTCGCTGAAGGTGAGGCACACCTTGAGGCGGTCTTTGACCCATTCGATGCGGGCGTCGGATGCGATCTCGTCGATCGGGTCCATCTGGGCGTCCAGTTTCACCACCGCAGGCGCACCCTTCTCCACCGCCTTCACGGCACGGGCGAGCTCGACGATGGGGCGCACAGCGGTGAGGTCGACCCGGTAGATGTCGCACCTACCGTCGCCGGTGGCGGGGATGTGGGCAATCAACGCCTCCGAAGTGTCGACGTCGCCGATCTGGGAGCGTTCCCCGGTTGCGACGTTGTAGCGGACGGCTGTGGCGTACAGGTACAGCTGCACCATGTAGGCGAGTGGGCGGGTGTGGATTTGTTTGCCGGTTTTCTTGTCCAGGGCGACCAGTTTGCCGTCGGAGATGCGGCGGACGAAGTTGTCACCTGATCCGGCTGCTTGGAATTCGTCGTTGACGAGGTGCAGTTCGATCAGGTCGGGGTCGACTTCGTAGCCAAGGGTGGTCAGGGCGGTTTGCCACCCTTGGCCGAAGGGGCGGAAGTTGTCCGGCATTTCGTGGAGGGTGATCTGCCCGGAGTCGAGTTGAGCCAACACTTCGTGGATGGCGGTGCCGATGTTCGCTGCCGATGATGCGCCGGCGTGTTCCATCATGCGGTCGACGATGTCGTCGAGGTGCCGGTCGTCACCAAGTTTGGATTCGGCGGCGGCGCGCAGATCGGGACGATCCAACGACCCTTTCAGGAGGGTGCGGAGCTTCCACTTGGTGAGGCCGAACTGGTTCTCCAGCACCGACCCGTATCCGGAGATCCGGGTGTAGGCGACGGGTTTCCCACCACCAGCGGGGGTGATGAGGGGTCGGCCCCACCGGTCGCGGGTGAAGTCTTGCTGTAGGAATTGGGCGGTCATTTCTGGTTATCTCCCCGTTTGTTTGATCAGTTCAGCCCACAGGTGGGCGGGCAGGACGGCGTACCACTGTCCCACCTCGGTGTGTCCACGTCGCTTCACGATGACGACCCCGGTGTCGGCTTTGCCGTTGTGCATCTCGACAGCAAGTTCGGCGAGGTAGCCGGCGAGGTCGATCCGCTTTTCGTTCTTGACCTCGATCGTGACCCCTGGCAGACCGTCAATGTCGCCGCGATCATCAGTCCAACCGGCACGGACCCGCTCCGCGTGAATGAACCCGACGGAGCGGAGCCATTTGACAACGGCGTTCTCGGCGGCGGTCCCTTTGCGTTTGGATGGGCTGGTCACTTCGGCCTCCTGGATCGGTGCCGATTGTACCCGTACACCTGCACGTCCCGTTCGGTGGGTGTCATGCCTCCCCAGATGCCGTCCCGTTCGTCGTTCGCAAACGCCATTTCCAAACACTGGCGGGCGACCGGACATTTCGCGCAGATTGCCTTGGCTTTCAAGGTTTGCTCCACGGTGATCTTTTCGGGGAAGAACAACGCCATGTTGCCTCGGCAGAGGGCGTCGTTTTGCCACACGGGTCGGCGCAGCTCGATGACGTTGACTGGTTCGGACCAGTGGGAAGCCTGACGGTGACGATTCACGAGGCATCCTGAGACCTGACGGCGCGCATCATCAGTTCGTCGTAAGCGCGTTGACCGTCGCAACGCATACAGCCATGTTCGCAGACCCCGGTGTGGCTGCGGTGCGGCATCCGAAGTTGCACCGCGATGGAGGCCAGTTCACGGTAGGCGTCGAGGAGCCGGTCGAGTTGTTCTTCCCACAGGTCACCGGCCACGGCGATACTCCTTGATGTCGCGGCGGGTGACCCGCCGGTGGTGTTTCTTGGTGCGTCGAGGTTGCACCTCGGGTGCGCCAACGTTCCGCAGGATCCCGAAACCGAGGAGGGACACGATGATCCAGAAGATCGCCCATTGTGCGGGGGTGCCACCGTTGCGGGTTTCCTCACTGATCGCCATGAGGACCATGACACCGAGTATCGCGGTGTAGATCAGGGCTTTTTCCGTGGACCTCATCGCTTTTTCTCCCACTTGATCACGTTCTGGTAACGCACGACATGACCGGTGCGAACGATGACGTAGTCATCAAGATCATCATTGAATCGCCATTCGTGGACGACTCCGGCGCAGTTTCCTGCGTGTTCGTCCATTGCTGCGATGACCCACAGAGCGGCGTGCGTTTGACTTCCGCATCGTGCCCGTGCGACGGGTCGGTTGAGGTCGTAGTTGACCAGGATGGCCTCGTACGGTTCGAGGTGCGTCATGCCGTCACCGCCTTGTTCTGGCGGTGCCAGTTGGCAATGAGGACGGTCATCATGCGGGCGTAATAGCGACGGTTCTCGGTGTTGCCTATGCGATGCGCCTGACGCTGCAGTTCACGAATATTGCGGAGAACCTCGGACGGGTCCGACATGGGTTCGGTGACGGCGTTTGGGTTGCGGTGCTTGTCGAACCGCAGGGCGGAGGTGTTCATCACTTGACCTCGCCGTAGATTTCGCGGTCAAGGACGGTGACGATGGACTGGCCTTCGGTGTCGCCGGTCTCGTCGCGGTGCATGAGGATCTGCGCCCGGAGGGGGTACTTGCCCCACTTGGCGAAGAATGCCCGGTCGTGGTCGGTGAGTTGGTACTTGTTCATTTGGTGACCTCCCTTGGTCACCCATGAAGGTACCCGATCCACCGCCGATGTCAAGCATTTTTTTGCCGTTGCGGGACAACGGTTTCAGCGGAGCCGTGAGGCGGGGAACCGGGCATAGGCGTACCGGGGCACGTTCAGACGCACCTTCAGCTTGAACACCTGGTAGGTGATCCGGGGACGCGGGGTGGCTCGCTCATACCGGGTGGGGTTCAGGGTTCCGTACTTCGAGCCGTTGCGACGCATCTTTATGCAGCCCCAGCCCATCCAGCCTGTCGCGTTCTTCACATAATGCTTTTCGCGGACACGCATCGCCCGACCATCCCACCGCCGGAACTTCGCTTCCCACCCGAACATGGCGATCCGGTTCGCGACCACGATCTGCTGAAGCGGGGTGGCCTTGTCGGGGCGTGGGGCGAATTGTTCCCCGCCCCAGCGTTCCCAGGTGCCCATGCCCTGCTCGGGGAATTTGCGTTGCGTCATGACCCCCAATCCGCCGGCGTATTTGCCGGGGTTCTCCCAATCTTGGCGGGTTTCACAATGGGCGACCTGTTCCCAGAATTTGACGGGTGGGGCACCGTGGGCGCGTTGCCACCGAAACTCCGGCCATGCGGGGTCGGTGCGGGCGATCACCACACCGGAGATCGTGAAGTCCTCGACGGGTGGTGGTTGTTCTGCGACGGTTGCGACGGGGTAGAGGGTGGACAGGGCAATAGCAAGTGTGAGGGTGCGTTTCAGCAAGGGTGCCTCCAGTGTCGGCGAACAGGGTCAGACACTGCGCCGGTGGCGTTCAGTGTCGATCATGGCGAGACAGCCGAGGTATCCGGCTGCGTCAACCAACGAATCTTGGTGGAGTGTCTCCAGGTTCAGGTTGTGTCCCAGTCGGGACAACTTGACTGACACCATGAACAGTACGCCCTGCTCGGCGGTCAACTCCACACCGGTGATGGCACGGAAGATGTCCACGGTGCGGGTGTAGTCGTCCAGCGGGTGACCGTAGGTGTCGTTGCGGTCGTTGGTGATCAGCCGGTGCGCTTCGAGAAGCATTTCAGCTCCGGTGACCGGCTTCACTTGGACCTCGGGTTGAAGGGTATGACCGTGGCCCCAGAAGAAGGGGAGGCCACCGGGGCCACGGCCCGCTCAACACCCGACACCCCCGTCGCTGGGTTCACCTGGGTGGAGCAGAAATGTGTCGGGTGCAGATACAACCCGACGTTCAGAAATACTACTTGACAGTTGACACACCGAACAAACGGCATCCCATCCCCTTTCACTTGTGATTGATGTGGACCCTACCCGTTGTCGGTGGCAGGCTCAAATCGTTGCGCGATCACCTGAACGCGGCGCACCATCGCCGCCGGAATATGAAACGGGTGAATGCCGTCGCCGTCGCTGATCGTCTGCCACACGGTGACATGACCGGCTTTGCCGCCGGGTTGGTCGGCGGGGACCAAGAACCCGGTGGTGTAGATCATCATTTCGCCGTCGTCGTCGTAGTCCTCGAGCGTGTGCCACCCGGTGTTGCCGCAATGCGCGTCCGCCCACTGCACACACACCAAAGGGTACTCGTAGTTCATTGTTCGTCTCCGTCGATGACGTATTTCGTGTCAACCCATGAATCAACCAGGTCGGCTTGGACTGCGTTGACCATGCCGATCAGCACCCACGGGGCGGAGTCCCCGTCGTGGAGGACGTGGAGGGCGTGTTTGCCGTCTGGGGTCAACCCGGAAATGATAACGATTCCGGCGGTCGGCACGATGTTCGGCCACAGCTCCAACCCGGCCTTCGGCATCAGGTCGTTCGGGGAGATCGGCTGATATTCCCTCACTGGTCCGCCCGGTAGTGTTTGCCGTGCCACATCGCCCACCCGTTGTGGATGGCGATCTGTTCGTAGACGAAGTCGCCGGTGTCCGGGTTGTGGGGGATGACCGCCAAACCTTGCTGCCAATCCTCGTGGCGTACGAGGGGTCGTCCGTCGAGGTCGATGCCGCCTTTGGTGGAGGGGACGGCTCCGTCGATGCGGGCGAGGCATCCGGGGGTGGCGGCGAGGATGGTGCGCGGCCCGTCGTGATCTTCGCGGGTGCGTTCAGCCCATTCGCGGCGATGAATATGACCGTAAATCACTGAGGTCTTTTCGGTGTTGAGGTATTTGTGGGCGGTGGAGCCACCGGAGGCAACTTTGTCGCCGTGGATGACACGCAACCGTTCGGTGATCCAGACGGAGCCGGCGGGGTAACCGGGAACGTAGGTGATCCGGTGATCGTCGAATCGGCACAGGTAGGGGACGGAGAGAACGGGCCAGGAGTCGGGGGTGTTGCCTCGGCGGAGACCGAAGGCGGCTTTGGCGTTGTCAAGGATGTAGTTCGGCAAGCGTTCTTCGTGGTTGCCGGCGAGCCAGTGGATGTCGGCGTTGGGGGCGGCTTGGCGGAGCTGCGCCGCGAGGAGGGTGGCCCGGTCGATCGTCGCCTGCGTCGTCAGGGCGTAGGCGGGGGACAGACGGTATTTGCCGAACTCGGGGAGGTCCAGGTTGTCGCCGACGAGGACCACCTTCGTCGGGTTGGCGGCCTTGACGATCTTGAGGGCCACGGCGATCGCTGCTTCGTCGTGAGTGGCCTCCAGATCGCCTGTAACGCCCCGAAAGTACCCAATCTGCATATCCGGCAGGACGACAGCGTTCGGCCACTCAGAACGGCTTACAACGGCACTGGGAGGGGTTGTGCGGTGGATCGGCCCCGGCTGGACCACAGGCCACTCCGGACCGGATTCCCACGATGGGGAGAACTGGATCGCGGTCAGGTCGTGGACTTCAGCCTCACCCTCATCGTTCTTTGTGAGGGACTGGTACAGCGATACCCGTTGGACCCTGCCGATTTCGTCCAGGTCGATGCCGTTCCGCTCGAGCATCTCGGCGATCCGCCCCAACGCCTCCCTGCGCCCCTGGGTGGTTTGGGCGGAGGTGGCGGCGATGTCGTCAGCGAGGCTCACAGTTGCACAGCCTACGCCGGTGCCGTGACACCGCTTCCGGTCTCACAACGAAACCCCTAGCGGTCAACACTTTTGCGATCACCGTCCCTTGAATATCAGGGCGGTCCAACGCCACGATCAGCTCCGCACGATCCTTCGCATCCAGTTTGTCCAATGTGAGTCCGACGGTGCAGTGCGGCCCTTTCCGGACATGGCTGTTCTCAATGTCGTCTAGTAGTCCCACGGTTCCTCCCCCGATCCGGTTGTCCACAGGCTAACCCTGTGAGTAACAGGTCAGCCCTCGAACGGCTCCGGCTCCGGTGACGGCGGCGGATCAGAAGGTGCCCCGAGGCCGTCAGGATAGGTGGCGGCGATGTCGTCGGCGACCCACGCGCGCCAGTCGTCATCGGCCACCTCGACAACGCTGGTGTACGCCGTGGTCCACTGGGCGGCCTCGTCGATTTCGCCCGTGGCAGCGTTACGGCCCGGATGGGGGATGCCCAACCCGACACAAACCATGTGATGCCACGCGGTAAACGCCGACAAAGTTGCCCATGAGTACCACATCAGAGGGTCGCCCATTTCTGTTGCAAATAACCGGTGACAAGGTTCCGCTCGTTATCAGACAGCGACCGACCGTAAATGACGATTTCTGCGATGAACCCATTCAAGACTTCACCGTTTGTGACGTGGGAACCGACCAAAAACGGTGTGCTGTTGGGATATGTAACTGTTGCACCAGCAGCGTCGCTGTTGAAACTGGTGTTGTTCCAGGAGTTGCCAAGGCCGGTGTCGAGGACGAAGCATCGTGCGCGGGTTGTTGGTATTGGGCCGAACCCTGCAATATCGGTGCCGTCAATACGGGTCGAAAAGATATTTGTGCTGCCATGAAACACAACCCAACGCCAAAATGGGGTGGTATGCGTCAATGCATGGCTAACACCACAAATGGTTCGACCTGCGCTACCTGAACGTGCAACCGCAAAAACGGTCAAAGTGCCTAGCTGTAGCGCACCGTTGCTGGTACGCAGATTGTCGTTTGACCCATCAAACGAGATGACATTCAACCCATTCTGAGTTGTGCTGCCCGTCGTCGGCTGGTTGGCCGCAACACCCTGTGTGACGTGCCGAGCGTTGCCTGACTTGTCATCCCACTGGCTCACGGCAGCAGGAGAACCTGACGACGTAATAGTCGAGGTGTCAGAAGCATCCAACCAAAGTTCCAAATCGAGCAAATCACTAGGTTGGAAATCGCGCAACATGACATTCAGGGCACCGCCCGGTTCGGTGTCCTTAGGGTCAGGCACCCAAGTGTTCACCTGATTCGCCGTGCGGGTCCGGTTGCCGTACCGCATTAGGCGATCCGGTTGACGTACCCGTGGACCGTCACCACGTTCGCTGAGGCGCAGAACGCGGTCACCACCAGCGGGGTCGCGTTGCCTTTGATGAGCAAACCGGGGGCGACAAGGGTGAGGCCGGATTCGGCGGGGATCGTCAGCTCGATCAAGTCATCCGGAGAGGAGGTGCCGCCCCACTCGATCGTCAACTTCCGCGCGGTGGTGTCGGTGTTCGTGGCGTACAGCCAGATTTCGTCGATCGTCGTGGCGGTTGCGGACCCGGTGTGGATCGTCGTGCCCGGTGTGCCGGTGGCGGCAACCTTGATGGCGCGACCGTCGGTGGACCCGGAAAGAACCAATTTGGAGAATGCAGCCATAAGAACCTACCCGAAAACCTGACCGGCCAAGATTACTTGATCGTCCTCCCACACCGACCCCCACTCAACCGCATAGTCAGTCCCCGAGGTCTTGCGAAGCACCTGGCCGGTGGTGCCGCCGGTGATCAGCCCTCGATCTCCGGAGGCGGCGGTGCCCGTGGTGGTGCCGTAGAGGACGGTGAGGGTGCGGTCAGCTTCGAGGGTGCCGCCGCCGGTCAGGCCGGTGCCGGCAATGATCTCAATTGACGCTTCCGCCGCCCCAATGTTCGTCGCGGTCAGCGCATCTGATCCGCCGGTGAAATGTGTGGAGGCATGCGCCGTCGGCGTCCTCGCATCCGACAACCGAGCGTCGTCACCCGCCGCAGCCGTCCCCGACGTGGTGCCGTACAACACCGACAAGGTCCGATCAGCTGTCAGGTCACCACCACCGGCCAGGCCGGTGCCGGCAATGACCTGGCGTCCCTCGGGCACCGCACCGATGTTCGTGGCGTTGATCGGATCGGACCCGCCGGTGAAATGGGTTGAGGCGTGCGCCGTCGGCGTCCTCGCATCACTGAGGCGGGCGTCGTCACCTTGAGCTGCCGTCCCAGCCGTCGTCCCGTACAGCACCGTGAACGTGCGGTTGGCCTCGAGCGTCCCACCACCCGACAACCCCGTCCCCGCGATCATCTGCGTTGTTGCCTCCGCCGCGCCGATGTTCGTCGCCGTCAACGGATCACTGCCACCCGTGTGGTGCGTGGTCGCGTGCGCCAACGGGGTCCGCGCATCCGACAACCGCACATCATCACCCTGCGCCGCCGTGCCCGCCGTCGTCCCATACAACACCGACAACGTGCGATCCGTAGACAGATCCCCGCCACCAGCCAACCCAGTCCCCGACGCCACCTGACGTGTAGTTGGCACCACACCAGACACATTCGATACGGACAGCGACACGTTCTCAAACACACCGACGGTGCCGTTGTAAATCAACGCCTGACCGTTCGTCAGGTTCGTCAACCGAACCCGCTCATCATCACCCAAATCCGACCCATAGGTGGGCCGGACAAAGATCGCCCCGTTCGCCGTGTTCCGCGACAACACAATCGCCACGATCGTCCGCGAGTTCGGAGCGGCCGGCTCCACCTTCGTCAACCCACCCGGAACCGCCGGATCAGCCCACAAAATATCCCCAGGGTTCCAATCCGGGGTCTGGGTGTCCAAGCGGCGCACCCGACCGAAATGCACCACGAACCCCTCAGCGTCCGCCTCAATCTCCTCAGCAACCACACCCATGATGTATTGCGACGGCACCGACCCGTCCGCGACAGCCTTCGTGACACTGATCTTGCCGGAGCTGCCCGACGGGGTCGTCGCCATCACCAACGTCCCCTTCGTCAACGTCACCCCGGAGGCGTTCTTCACCCGGTAGTAGATGTCCTGCCCGATGTGCATCGTGACGAGATCGTCACCGTTGGACAGGACCGCATCGAAGGTGCCGAACTCGGCGTCCCACGCAATCTCACCCGGAGCGGTCAAATCCTCCTCAGCCGCGACATCGAACGTCAACTTGTCCAGGGTGATCTCATCAGTCCACGACACGTCATAGTCAGCCGAGGAATCCTTGACGATCAGCTGACCGGCAACGCCACCTTCGGGGAACCCCGGCCCGACCGGACCCTGCGGACCAGGTGCGGTGATCTCCACCGTCGTTCCGTCACCGGTGATCGTCACACGGGCGGCCTTGTCCTCCACCACAAGGGTGCTGACGGTTTCGTCAACGGTCACCTTCGAGTTGGTCTCATTGACCTGAAAACTCACTTCGTCACTTCTCCGCTCACCACGAATGTGCCCTGGAGGAGCCGGGTGACGGTGACACCACCGGACGACAGCATTTCGAGGTCGTACACGTACTGGCCTTCGGGGACCGTCATGTCACCCGCCGACACCGACAGGGTGACCGTCCCGGCGGTACCACCCAACAGAATCCGCCCATTGTCGGTCGTCAACGACAGTGTCGCCGTCTCATCCGTGTTGTCGATCGTGGGACGGACCTGCATCCGCGCCGAATACCCGCTGAGATCAACAAGGGCGTCGCTCGAGTCACGCCACGTGATCGTCCGTGCAAACGTTGCGCCTTCCTCAGCGAGAATGTTGTAAATACCTGCACTCATCGTCAAACCTCACTTCGCGTGGCAGAACTGCCAATGCCACGCCTCGTACTCCGGGCTACCTTTGGCGGCCTGCATGTAGAACCCGAACTTCGGCGCATTCTCACACATCCACCGAAACGTTTTTCGCGGCACCGCAATGTCCTGCGCCAAACCCCACCCGTGGTTCGACCGCCCAGGTGTCGCAGCCGGAGACTTCCCCCGCTTCAACCACCACCACTTTCCCTTGTAGAACCGCTTCACCACCGGGCGACGCAACGTCTTACGCGGAACATACCGGTCAAAGAACAGGCGTTCCTGCGACTCCAACGACCGGTACCCCGCCGACACCGACCGGATCTTCACCCCATCCTTGTCAGCTGCGAGACACATCATGTTCCACCACCACGCAGCCTCCGACCACAACTGCCCACCCGACCAAATCGGGGACAGCACCTCAGCCGGCAACTTCCCGTTGCCGTACTGCTTCAGGCGGGGCGGAATGTTGACCCGCTTGACCGGTTCAGGCACTTTCGCCATTGTCCTTCACCACCAACTGCAACAACGCCTCCGCAGCCAACTGGATCGCACCCACCTGCTCGGCGGACAGGTCCAGGCCGAACGCGGTCACGGCAACCAACACGGCACGAACCGCCATCCGAATCTTGCTTGCGTACTGGGAAGTGATCATTGGAACTCGCCTTTCGCGTGATCATTGATATGGGTGTCAATCTTCGCCTCGAGCCGCTGATGGCCCTCATGCAACGTGTCAAGCTTCGTGGTCACGATGCCGTGATCCCGACTGTTCTGCCGGCGCATCAACTCGACCAACGCCACCACCACGGAAAACCCGCCACCGATGACCGCAACAAGCACAGCGTCAGACATGGCATTAGTTCCTGTACCCGTACACCCGGATCGTGCCACCCGTCAAAGTTTGTGGGCTGGTGGCATATATCTTGAACCCGGTGTATGAAGTCGTGTCATTGAGAATGCCAGTGACCAATCTGCCAGCAGTGGTACCGGTCAATCCTTGACCGAACATGAACGTGTTTTCAGTGAGAAACGGCCCCATGAGGTCAATGTTCATATTCAACGATGACGTGTTCATACTGCCAACGACGGTCCAGCGAGATGCGTTGTTATCGGCTCCGTTTGTCGCAGCAGCTGTGGCATAAGTAATCCCCAAACTGCCTGAATAATAACCGGTGGTCGTGGTGCCAAGCTGTAGTTCGAGTGCCCCGCCAGCGGACGCAACCCCGCCGGTCACGATGATCTTATAGGCGTCATAATCCGCGCTAAACGCATCGGTAACGGTCACATCCGTTACCGCTGTACCGATCGTTTGCGTCTTGACCAACCACAAACCGACCGCGTCCATGTGGGCGGCGGTCAAAACCTGACCTACAGCAAAATCGGGGGGAGTAGCCATAATCTCAGAATCCTAACTTATTCTCGTCCAACTTGCCGAAGGTCGGATTATCCAAAATCAGATACGCGTTCCGGTCCGCCGACGAAAAATAGAACGTGTACGACGACTGCTCTGGCGTCGCATTCACCTCGATCCCCTCAATAATCCCGACATAGTCGGTGCTGCGGAAACGCACAGTCACCTCATCACCAATGTCCAGATAGGTCAACCTGGGCGCGTTCTGCGCCTCAGCAATACAAGTAATCGACGAAATATTGATACCCGGCGAGCTGAGAAGATTCGCCAAATACTCCGCCAACCCCAACGCCTGAGATTCCGACACACTCTGCGTTGTCACCGAAAACGACCGATACGGCTCCGATGCCCCGATCGCCACAGCTTCCTGCGCCGTCAACCCCTGCGGCTCTACAACAATCTGCGTGAAGTAATCTTGCGTGCTCGTTGTAAAGTTCAACTGCGAATACACCTGATGCGATGCATCGTTCGTTTCGTCGGAAAAGTTGTAAGACGACAACCGAAACTGGTTCCGGCCACGGAACTGCAACTGGCCCTGAGTATCGGACCACAAACGCCCCTGCTCCGTCGCGGCGATCTCATTCACAATCTCGATCGCCGGCTTCTTCACATAGGTTTGCGCCGAAACGGTACTCAGCGCGATACCACCGGCAGGACCGCTCGAGGTCGTATTGATTGAAACCAAATCCTCAGGCTGAATCTGCAAATCCTCATACAACTCTTTCAGCGCGTCACCGGCGTTCTGCTCACCCTGGGTGTACGACACCAACTGCGACCCGTACTGACCAAACACATCCACACCGGACACAGACAGCACATCCCCCACCTCAAGGTTGAAATACGTCCACTGGGCATCGTTGATGAACCCGTACCACACGGAATCCTCAGGATCGGTGCCGCTGTCCACCTCAATCTTCAGAGCGTTACCCAAGTTGATCGAGGTCGACGGGTTCTGGCACGTCACCGTAAACGTCCCAGCAGCAAACGTGTCAAGGTTGCGATAACGACCACGGAACGTGCGGAACGACTGCACGTTGTCGATGGTGTCAGTGCCCAACGTGGGAGAGATTCTCTTGACCGTGTAGGTGTACGCAGGCATGACCTTTACCCTGTGATGCGAATCGGGATCGGACCAGTGTTCGCCAAATACTTTCGCAGAGCTTGAACAACAGCGTTCGGATCAGCCCCCTGGACGTTGATCGTTACATAGGTGTCGCCACCGCCGCCCATGCCGAACTCGCCGGCACGATCCAACGGCACCACCGCCTCCGGCCCCGATTCACCAATCACAGACAACGTCGGTCCAGACACCACACCACCGGAGCCGAGGAACGGCACAATGTTCCGCAACCCACCGATCGCACCACCAATGATCCCAGTGGCAGGGCCGAGCAAACCGCCACCCAACAAACCGCGCAACGCCCCACCAGCGAAACTCTTCAATGCATTCAACGGTCGTTGCATCTGATTCCACAATGCGCGGAATGCGTCACCCAGATTCCTCACAGCTGCGACCAGCACAAAAGTCAAACCCTGTGCCGGCACAAACAACACCAACAACGCCTTCATCACATTCCTGGCCGCTTCAGAGCGTTGCCACAACGTGTAAAGCGCGGCACCAAGCGCAATGGTTCCCAACGTGTAGAGCGTGATCGGGTTTGCAGACAGGGCGAAATTCAGACCGACGATGGCGGCGGACAGGACACCGACTGCCGCAGCAACCTTGGTGACCAACTCCGGGTTCCTGGAAGCCCAATCGGCGAAGCGTTGCAGCAACGGCAACAACCGCTCAAAGATCGGCAACAGGATCTGTCCGACCTGCACATTGAAGTCCGCCATCTGGGCGGTCAACTGCTTCTGACGGTTCGCAAACGAATCAGCCGTCCTCGCCGCATCCCCCTGAGCGTCCGTGGACTGCCGGAAAATCGCTGCTCGAGCAGCCAACACCCGCTGCTGCGGAGTCAACGCATCCTTCGTCGTCTTGATCAACCCAAGCCGGAACGCCTCCTCCCGCAACGTCGCCTCATTCAACAACACACCAAACCGGCGGATCGGCTCCGACTCCCCACGCAACGCCGCCCCGATCGCCACAATTGCCTCGTCCGGAGAAGTGTTGAAAAACGACGCAAAGTCACCGGCAAGTTTCACAAAGTCAATCGAGAACGTCGCCAGATCATCCCCAGCCAACCCCGCAGACTTGCCGAAGATTGCGAACGTGCCGGCGGCATCCAAGGTGGCTTTCTGAGAGATACCGAACGACCGGGCCGTCGTCTCAGAAAACTGAAGGATCGTGTCGGTCACATCGCCGAACAACACGTTCGTCTTTGAGATTGCCTCGTCCATCGACGCGGCAGCCTGCACCGACTTGTTCGCCTGAAACGCCAACCCAGCCAACGCAGCCGTCGCCGGCACCACAGCCTTCTTGACCAACCCCTGAAACTTCTGCCCCAACGTTTCACTGTCCTTACCGACAGTCCGAAACGCCTTCGACAAACTAGAGGCATCACCCAGAACCTCAACGGTAAGTTTCCGTGTTCTTGCCACTACAGCCTGCCTTCAGGAAACGCCTTCGCTGCGACCTTGTCCAGCTCATCGGCGTACAAATCAATAATGTTCTGCGTCTCCGCACGCAATGTCGGAAACAGAAAATAGCCGGTGTTCCCCCCACCAGGCTTCCGCCATTGCTTGAACTGGCGAAACCCCAAATACCGTCCCGGACCGGCCCATCCCGCCGCGCGACGTTCCGACCGGAGAATGTTCTGCTTCGCACCGAACTCCGCACCGAAAAAGAACGGCATCTTCGCGGACCCACCAGACACCTGCGCCCGATTCACCGTCTTTGACGCCCGCAACGACTCCGCGGCTCGAGCCTGCTGACGACCGACTGTCCCCGCTCGAGCCTGCGCCCGCTCAGTCACGAACCGTGCCACCTGCCAATTCGCTTCCTTCAACAACGCTGAACCATCAGGACCAGCCTCGGTGTCAAGCCGGCGCAACTCGCGGCGCAACTCAGCCAACCCCTTCACAGCAACCGTGGCGGAAGATTTCATTGCCATCGTCGCTATTTCCGTTTCGCTTTCTTCGCTTCGTCGTTCCGAACCTTGATCACATCAAACATGGCCTCCAACATCCCCGGAGGAGCATCCAGCAAATGTTGCGGCGCGATGCCGGTTTCGACTGACAACGCGGCGATGGCGTATGTCAGCCAGTCACGTCGAAAGGGGCGGCATCATCCTCGATGTCGATCGTGTCAATGTCATCCAAGTACCCGTCGAAGGGTTTCACGACGTGACCGGCGGTGTGTTCAGCCTTCCAACCCAACCAGTAAAGATGTTCCATCTTTGGGTCGCGTTCCGGGTTGAACGCTGATCCCATCCCGCATTTGAACTCCCGCTCGAACGCCACGATGACCTTCGGGGTGATCGGGACAGTGCGGACAGTGCCGTCAGTTTTCGTGATCGTCAGGCGGTGCGCAGCCATGATCAGGACAGGTTCTTCGTCACCGCACCCGACACGGGCCAGGTCACATCAGCGGTCAACAGGTCACCAACGGAACCGGAAATCGGTGCCCATTCGGTCACCAGCACAGTGAACTGGTACTCCGGGTTGGTGGTGATCGTGGTCGAGTTGACAGCCTTCACCTTGATCTCGGTGGTGGTGCCGAGCAGAGGGTAAATCGTCGCCTCAACCTCACCGTCGGCGAAGTCCTGATGGAACGACGCGGAGAAGCTGTGGTCGCCGAGGCCGGCAACACGGGTACGGGCCGAATCGCCGAACGCGGTCGTCTCAACCTCGTCAAACGACATATCGAGGGACACCTGTGCGACACGGTCCGTCAGATCCACCGAGTTGATGAGGATCTTCGGGTTTGTGAGGACAATCTTTGCCATTGGGGGGTTTGCTCCTTGGGTTGGCCCCTACCGGGGACGCTTCATGTTACAACTTCACGCATGAACGATGGCGGTGAAATCCACCGTCACATACGCAACTTCGTTCACCGTCAATGCTTGGACGTTTCCGCCACGATCGATGATCGCCTGCTGGACCGCACCGCCCAACGACTTGTCCGCCTCCACAGCGGCACGGACTGACTGGGTGCCAGAATACGCCAGGAAGGCGTCAAGTTTCTGTTGTGCGACCCGTTCGGAGGCGCGGGCCACGATGACGGTGATGGTGAACTGGTACAGCGGGTCGCCACCGGCGAACGCCTGATGGTACGTCACCGAGTCGATTGAGATGACCGCGGTCGGCGGGTTGATCTGGTCCGGCAGATAGTCGACGACACGGAGTCCGGGGATCTGCGCCAGTTGCGCTTTGAGGCCGGCGGCAGCTTCGGAGACGGTCGCGGCCATTAGGCGACCATCACGGAGTTCAGGCGGTAATCCTCCAACAGCCCGACAGCGGTGGGGTGAAGGGAGGTGCGAAGCCGGATGATGCCGGTTTCGGCGAACGGCGTCGCACCAAACGGGGCGTCAACCGACTTGAACACATGAATCGTCTGGAGGATCGTGGCCTGCTTCACTGGGTCGGGGATGGTGGACCAACCCCAGCGGGCGGTGATCCGCACCAACGCCTGCCCGTAGTCGCGGGGGAAATACAGCGACCGGATCGCACGGATCGTGGTGTAGGGGCGATAGGAACCGTTGATGAGGCCGTTGAGCGGCTCGAGCTGGTAGTCGGCGGCGGTCCACGTCTGGGAGAACGTGCCGGTGGCACCCGGATCGGTTTCCACAATCAAACCCGACGTGGTCGAGATGTCGTCGGTTTGCACCAGGTATGGGTTGTCGGCCACATAGACGCGGGCGGTGGCGGTGGCCGCTTGGACGAACACCCGGTTGCAATATTCCTGCACCTGACTGGTCGCAGCCGACAACGCCACATCAATGCGGAGGTCGTCGACCGCGTCCTGAATCCCCAACGCGGTTTTCACGTCCTGACGGGTGCAAATTGCCACAGTCGTCTCCTAGCCCCGCTGAGGGGTTCGCCACCAAAAGAAGTGCGCCACCAGCGCAACAACCACCCATTCTGCCCCAATATGGGTTGACGCTGCCA